ATCACATACTAAATCTGCTGTATCCCTAATATGAACTACATTACTGGATTCACAGTTGTCACATTCCTCTCTAGCTATTAGTTCATTTGGTCTCTGTATATTCTTTTTTTCTACTTTTATCAAGTAGTCTGTAAATATATCCCTTCTTGCTAAGCCAACTGTCTCTTTCACATTGAATACATTGTCCGTATTGGTCATTTCTTCACCATCATCGGTATGTTGATTCATATAAGGCATGCATTTCATAATATACTGTGCCATATCCGATTCATACTTACGTCTCTTCGTTGGATCCTTCTTAATTAGCTCACTCCATTCATCTAATTTATTGTTATATCTACTTAAAAAGTTTCCTTCCATTCTATATAAAGAAATGCTTCTCAAACTTTTAAGTGCTATTTACTTTTTTTATAAAAACTTAATGACACCACTAGACTACAGTATTGTCAATGAAGAGTTGGAATATAAAATTGATTATGACATGAAGTATTTAACTGAGGATAACTTTTGGACAGAAGAGAGTAAGGATTGGGATGGTATTCTTGAAGAATTCTATGTAAATGTTACAGGCCGTGATTTTCGAAACACCTCTATACCACAGAATGTCAAATATATCATTTTACGGGTAAAGTATTACTATAACGGGCATATCTATACAGCCATTTCAAATGACATTAACTTCAGGCCAGGTGAAAACGAAGATGTATCTATGCATTTTAGTATCCCTTTGAGTAGTGCTTGGATAGTTGATCAAGATGATAAACCAATGAAGAACATTACTGAAAAGGTGAAACGGTACCACGGACCCCGGAATGATTTCCATGGTCAAAAAGTTCCACTTGAACATTTCTTATTTTACGATAAAGATGTACTAAAAGATAGGTTTCCTAAGATTATTCTTTCGAATAGTTTAGGAATGAAAAAGACTCTCCACACCCTCGAGAATTTTACTACAGATCTTCAGATACCTTAGTTGCTAGGTAAAACTTGAGCTCACCCAGATTTGCAACATTGTATTTCAAAATCAAAAACCTATTCCCTGTTTCCTGTATAATTTGCACAGACGCACACATACTCGTCGCCTTTGTAAAGATATTTAAGTATTTTAGACTGTACATACCAGTAATTTTTTGACTTTCTTCTAGACATTCGATCGATGTTTCTTGATTCGCAAAATCACCTTCACATTTGAACTCAATTTTATTACCTTCCCTCGTAATTTCAATGTCTGTACCTATATTGGACATATCACGACATAATCTCTGAAAATCGGTTGATGCTAAAGTTGTTATAGTGGTCATCTCAATTTCTGGAACCTCAATACGACTTTCATTGATGTCTAAGAGTTTGAGTTCAAACTTTGTATGAGACTTTTTCGCTTCACTCGAAATCTCCATGTTCATGTATTCTTTGGAATTGATTTCGATGGTCAGGACATCATTGTTTGTTATCGTCTTTAGGAGTTTGAAGGTGTTAGAGATGTTGATACCTGCAATGATTTCTTCCTGGTCACAGCTGTATTCTTCAAAATTGTCAGCCGCTAAATAGATGTCAATGAGAGATGTTCTAGCTGTATCCAGGGTGACTATATACATCCCATCTGGTTTGAAGTATATATTCACATCATTTAGGATGTCTTTTAGAACCTCAAAGGTTGACTTGAAAGCCGAAGCTTGGATTGTTACTAATCTCATATCTACTTCAAGATGTGCGTTAGATCTTTAACTCGTTTCTAATTATTTAGTTCTTGATACGCTACACCTTTAGATACTTCCCTGGCAATTTTCTCTTCAAGTTCCTTAGTCATGGCTGGTTGAAGCGACTGACCGTAATCATCCAGGGAAAACAAATCTGAGCTGGGTGCGTCACCATCGAGTGATGTCATTGAACACCCGAATGCACCTATTGAACCATTCGACACTTCTTTAGCAGGCAGAAGAGAGTCCAACCAGTTTTTGATTTCAGTCCCAACCAGGATTTTACCATTTTTAGTCAGCATGGTTGGAACACGGTTAATCTTAGTTCTATAATTTGGTGGTATCCCCTGTGTATTAACATTGTGATAGTTCACGAGCTGTTTCAACTGTGGGTGTTTGTTGATGTATTCTATAACATCCATCGAGTGTTTACATCTTGGGCTATAAATCAACAATGACATCTACTATGTATATGGTATTTTCTAAAAAAAAATTAACGCATACTAGTAAAGATGAACTACTTGTTGGCTTTTATCCTCATCCTGATTGTGGTTCTACTGACAACCAATATGGAATCCTTCACAGAAACCTTCGGTCTCTCAGGGTACACACAACCCGTATCGCCCATAAAATTGAATGACTCCAGACCAAACCTTGATGGATTTGAGGAATTTGAAGTCGTCCTCGACAATGACCAGATGCAAGACTTTGTGCTTCAAGCCAACCAGGAAATCTCCAAGCGTACGGGTGTCTGCACCTACATCATTGAAACTACCGCCGTCAAGGGGTATAGGAAAGAGAAGGAGGAGATTTATGAAGTTATGTTTATGGTCATGAAGAAGGGTGGTTTCTCATTTGGTTTCTCCGTGGTTGCCTCGTTCGAGGTTAAGAATGGAAAGTCTCGTGTGATTTCTCTTCGCACACAGCCCATCGGTGTTCAGGCACCAGGTGATGTACGCGCCTTCACAGAAGGTTCCGCTGGTAAAGAGTTTGTTGAATATGAACTCGTCAAGGAAGCAGCTGTTCCTACCAAGGGTGAGTTGGATTCCGTCAAAAATAAGTTGCAGTAATTGTAATGTTAAGCATCAATGACGTGACGAAAATTGATGACAAACGAAAACAAATGCGAAAAGATATATATAAAAGGATTTATGAACAGTTTTCTTCAAAGATTAAACAAGCTGTAGAACTTGGACACAAACAACTATTTCTTACTGTACCTACATTCTTACTCGGGTACCCAGCATTTGATAGGAGACTTGCAGCTAAATATGTTGCTAGACAGTTTGAACTTGGTGGATTTACAGTAAGACTGGTAAGTGATCACGACCTGTATATATGTTGGATCGTTCCTAAAAAGAGTAAAATAAAGAAGGAAGAAGTGGAGGAGGGTGATTTTCCAAATCTCATGAATCTGAAGAAAATAGCTAATCAGTACAGGAGGAGTGGTGCGTAGGAAAACATCATTTTAAAAACCCTATTAATCATAAATGGACAATTTGAGTGTGCTTGTAGAAGCTAAAAAGGAATATCTTGGACAGATGTGCCTTATTATGTATCCACCTATGATTGAAGTTTTTGATGAAATGTATAATGAAGCGATGAAGACCTCTAAGGGTAAGCAGGTTCTCATCATGTTCCAGAAGCACCTGAAGGAGGTCCCAAACTGGTCTAATGCCATGTCTAAGCGCCACTCGGATAACATCACTGACCGGTGTTCATGGTTTGGTGACCTTCTCGCGGCTGTTTTTGTTGCGTGTACCAAGATTCTTTCGGCTGTTCGTCTCAAGGCGGATAATAAGAAGATTTCTCTCAAGCTCCCAACTGAAGAGGTTTTTATTCAAACCTGCTACAACAATATCGCCAAAGACCTTTACAGGGACCCTTACATTTTCCATGATGAACAGAGTGAATATATTCGCGATGAGAACCTCAGGGTGCGGTTTACCCTATGCATTGAAAATACGGTGAAGGAACTTATTCCAGTACAACAAATTCTTCAAACCTACATGTCCCAAGAAACGCGTGATATTTCACTCGATGGTGAGGTTGAGGACAGTATGGACCCCGACGTTCTTGACGAACAGATGGAAGAGATGGAGTCTCAACCTCTTGAGGGACTTGAACCCGAACCTGAACCACTCGAAGGAGTGGAAGAATACGGTGAGCCCCGACCAACTGGACTTGAAAATGAGTTCAAAACTATCCACAGTGTCCAGGCACCTGACCCAGTGTCAGAACCAATTGCGCAACCAATGGGTCAACCAATGGGTCAACCAATGGGTCAACCCCAAGAGGAACCAGATGACAATGTATTCTTTGGTGATGCACCAGAGCAGCGTACAAAAAATCCCAGGTATAATTAAATGGAACTCTCAGAGCAATTACGCGACCCAGTGAGTGCCGCCCTAATTGCAGCTGGTATAACCGCCACTTATATTCATCTCAAGGCGTACTTGAATAATGAAGGTAAACTCGAACTCAATAAATACACTAAACCCGCTGCTCTCAACGCGATTTTGGTATTTTTCATAATATCAGGTGGGTTAGGTAAAAAGGAGACTATTTCGACCGAACCTTTCTAAACTTAAAGATTAGACCAATATAATAAGAAAATGGCATCCGTCACTGCATTCAATGATATGATGAGTCAATTTCTTGTGGAATTGCACAAGACTTTTCCAGAGGAAAAAGGAATTAAAAAAATGCTTACATCGTTCGACCTACTCAAGTCGACCAACCCTCGTCTCGTTGTTGATGGTTTCATGAAGGGTGTTTCTCCCTACGCGGACAAGATTTCTGCTAAGGATGAGACATTTCTTCTCGAGGAAATTGAGAACATTGACTTTCTCAAGGAACTTGATATCAAGCGGTACTGGACTAAGATGAGTGAAGGTACCAAGGGTGCTACCTGGCAGTATCTCCAAACCCTATACATGCTCGGTACTACTATCACCTCTCTTCCCGAAGGTACACTTGCTCAAATTGAGACTATTGCCAAAGGTGTCGCTGACAGTATGCAGAATGGTGACGGTGAACTCGACCAGGATGCACTCATGCAGATGATGGGCAACATGTTGAAGGGTCTCCCAAAAAAATAAACCTCCACATATACTAAATGAAAGCTTGGTTCGATGATCCTCAACAGCTTTTTGATGCTGACCAGGTCACCCAATTTTGGCCTACAGGTGAACAAACACCAGAAGACAGGGTAAACGCTGCTTCCCGTTTTATCATTTATGTATGCACTATACTCTATCTTATTCGGCGTGACCCACGTGTATTCGTGTTGGGTGCGACGGTTTTGGGTGTTGTGTATGTTCTTTATAAGTCTAAAATGGTTAAGGAAACATATGGTGATTCTATTGAAGGTGTGTCATGTCAAATGCCTACACCAGACAACCCCATGGGGAATGTTCTTATCACCGATTATACCGATGCACCCAACAGGTTGGAGGCGTGTTATTACCCCACGGTAAAACCATTCGTTCAGGCCTACAGTAGCGATCGTATCCCATATGATGCGGGGCGTTCTCGTACTGCTATGCCCAAGTACCTTCGCAATGCTATGGAACGTCAGTTTGTTTCGAACCCAGTGACTAATATCCCAGGAGACCAAACAGCTTTCGCAGAGGCTTTATATGGTAAAAAAAATGCACCAATGTGTAAGAGTGATACCCGCTTTTGTGA